TAACAAAGACCGAGATAAATAATTCTATCGTGACCCAGTCCTATGAGCATTTCTGTTTTAACATCTTTTTTTTCAAGATTTTTCTGTAAATATGCCCAAAAACCTGAAGATGCGATTACCGAACAGGTAATGGTAATAAACATTTGAATCCATAGTTCCATAAGAATTTCTCCCATCGTGTTATTCTAGTTCTAATCGCATTTGCAAATATATATATATTTTCACGTTGGCATCGTTTTACACGCTCCCTATTACTATTAATTTAAGGTTTTTATATATATAAGCAATTTTGTTTAGCTTGTAGACTTTTTGAGTGGTGCCTCCACCTACATAAAGGTAGTTATCATCAGAAGTTATAGAGCTTATAGTGCCACCGTAATCTATAGATTCTGACACCTTACTTAAGTCTGATTTCTTTAGCTTCCAGACTTTTCGAGTGGCGTCCCCACCCACATAAAGGTAGTTATCATCAGAGGTTATAGACCATATATCACCACCGTAATCTATAGATTCTGACACCTTACTTAAGTCTGATTTCTTTAGCTTCCAGACTTTTTGAGTGTCCCCACCCACATAAAGGTAGTTGTCATCAGAGGTTATAGACCATATACTACCGCCGTAGCTTATAGATTCTGACACCTTACTTAAGTCTGATTTGTTTAGCTTGTAGACTTTTTGAGTGGTGGTACCACCCACATAAAGGTAGTTATCATCAGAGGTTATAGACCATATACTACCGCCGTAGCTTATAGATTCTGACACCTTACTTAAGTCTGATTTGTTAAACTTGTAGACTTTTTGAGTGGTGCCTCCGCCCACATAAAGGTAGTTATCATCAGAAGTTATAGACCATATACTACCACCGTAATCTATAGTTTCTGACACCTTACTTAAGTCTGATTTCTTTAGCTTGTAGACTTTTTGAGTGGCCTCACCACCCACATAAAGGTAGTTGTCATCAGAAGTTATAGACCATATACTACCACCGTAATCTATAGATTCTGACACCTTACTTAAGTCTGATTTGTTTAGCTTGTAGACTTTTTGAGTGGTGCCTCCACCTACATAAAGGTAGTTGTCATCAGAAGTTATAGAGCATATATCACCACCGTAATCTATAGATTCTGCTGAAAAAATAATTTCATTGACTTCTTTTAAAGATGCCCCCTTAGAGGCATAAGTAAAATTTACGCCATTCTCAACGACCTCCACGAACCCTTTGTATAGTTCTGTTACAGCTATACCATCAATATCAACAAGCGGTTTTGACGTTGCTCCTTCAATAGACCATATAGTATTACCGTAATCTATAGATTCTGACACCTTACTTAAGTCTGATTTCTTTAGCTTCCAGACTTTTTGAGTGGAACCACCCACATAAAGGTAGTTATCATCAGAAGTTATAGACCATATAGTATCACCGTAGCTTATAGATTCTGACACCTTACTTAAGTCTGATTTGTTAAACTTGTAGACTTTTTTTTTAGTGGTACCACCCACATAAAGGTAGTTATCATCAGAAGTTATAGACCTTATATCACCACCGTAATCTATAGATTCTGACACCTTACTTAAGTTTGATTTGTTTAGTTTCCAGACTTTTTGAGTGGAACCAACCACATAAAGGTAGTTATCATCAGAAGTTATAGAGCATATACGACCACCGTAATCTATAGTTTCTGACACCTTACTTAAGTCTGATTTCTTTAGCTTGTAGACTTTTTGAGTGGTGGTACCACCCACATAAAGGTAGTTATCATCAGAAGTTATAGACTTTATATCACCACCGTAATCTATAGATTCTGACACCTTACTTAAGTCTGATTTGTTTAGCTTCCAGACTTTTTGAGTGGTGCCTCCACCCACATAAAGGTAGTTGTCATCAGAGGTTATAGACCATATACTACCACCGTAATCTATAGATTCTGACACCTTACTTAAGTCTGATTTCTTTAGCTTCCAGACTTTTCGAGTGCCGGTACCACCCACATAAAGGTAGTTATCATCAGAAGTTATAGAGTGTATATCACCACCGTAGCTTATAGATTCTGCCGCCTTACTTAAGTTTGATTTGTTTAGTTTCCAGACTTTTTGAGTGGCACCAACCACATAAAGGTAGTTGTCAAGAGATATAGTTATTTCTCCACCTGACAAATCTGCGTCAAGCTTAAACTTCAAAATGTTTGTATTGGATTGTTTTTGTAGTCGTATTTGCGTACCGTCTATAATAGGCGTTTTGTACTCATAATCTGCCAAATAATTGTTTATTAAATTTAATATATTACCCGCTGCATCTTCATCCAAAATCTCCTTCATTTGATTGAACCAGTTTATAAAATCGTCTTGCTCACTGTCAATCCATTGATCTAAAAGAGCTTTTTCTGCTAATAAGTCGGCTTTCATCTGGTTAAACCAATCGTCGTATTCGTCCATTACATCATTCATCCGATTTGTAAAATCGGCTTGCTCACTAGCAACAAATTGGTCGAGCTCATCCTCCCATTGACCGAGAAGCTCATCGAGACTGATTGTCTGAAGAATACCTGTTATGAACGGCGTTTCTTCAGTACCAACCATATTAGTAATATCAGCTTGAGTAATCTCTGTACTTCCGGCAGCTCTATAAATATAACAAAGTGGGTATTGATGAAGAGTTTCACTCGAAGCCATAGTCGGTCTAACCGGCTGACTTGATGGTGTACCCTGAACGAATTTGATGGAATTTGCACGTACAGCCTCTGAAGTATCTACCTCGATGACTACCGCATCAATACGATCAAGCAAAACTTCTGAAATAGGAGCTTCCAATGGAAGAATGGCGTCATTCAACGTCCATGTTCGATTAAACCATGCTTTACCGACCCCCACGTTTACGGTGTTCCCGGTATCAGCTTTAACTACGAAAGCTGTTCCAATAGACGCAAATATCCCATCAATAATCAAGCCGTCAAACATACTTGATATTTGAGTTGCGTCGTATTTGCGGTCACCATTAAGTGAATTATAAAATCCATATGTTACACTCATTCAGTTTCTTCTCCTTCCTCTTGAATTGTTTGGAAAGTAGGATATATGGAAATCCCATCTTCGCTTTGAGAAATAATAAGTTCCGAAATATAAGATCTTCCTTCATGTCCATATTCATTAGCGATTTGTACAATATCACCAACGAAGAAATCCTCTCCGTACTTAAACAACCTAGTCGCTTCAACTTCTCCTTCAAAAGCGGTTTCGACAGTATGTTCTGATAGCTTTTCGTTTCCTCTAGCTTTTAGTTTTTCTATATATTGCTCGTTTGTTAGTGTCCCACCATCAACATCAGAGGAAATATCCCGGGCATCCGTAAATAACTCTCGTCGATTCAAACCGGAACCAGAACCAACAGTAGTTGTTTTACGAGAAACTCCTTCTCCTTCGCCAGCAACAAGGGTTACGTTTTTCAAGTTAGCTTTAGAAGTAAAATAATTACTATTTATGATGTTCTCAAACTTCGGAGAGAACACTACCCATGAATTGGTGTTTTGGTTGTACGACCTATCTGCTCCAGCGTATAAACTAAAAACGAATTGGTTATTGTCGTTAAGTACGATTTTAAATCCAAGGTTATTGGACTGGCATAGTTTTTTTATAACGACATATAAGACATCGCCAGTAAACTGTGCATCGATAGTCAGCTCCGTAACTCTTGGATCTGTAGATGGCTCAAATATAAAATTGTCAATCTTACGCTCCGTTATAGATGGTGAAATTATAGACTCGTTCAACAAAGTTTCAATCGCATCTTGCAAATTACCAGTTAAAACTTTTTGTCCCCATATAATACGTCGTTCTAAAATAGATTCTAGAGATCGTCCGGTGACAATAAGGTGGTTTCCGTCTTCTGTATCCGAATCTACGGCCAAATCCTCTATAATCATACAGTGTTCCGAATCTTTTAACCATAGGTAATAATCCTCTTTTAAATATTTGAGAATATCAGAATTATTTGTTAACGATAAGCATATTTCGAAATCGCCATATTCATTATACCTATCGGTCCAGATCATCGATTTAAAAGAATCTATAATATATACGGACTCAAAGTTAGTATTCAAAACTAATATCTCCATAGTTACACTCCTTCGTAGATTACTTTATTCTCGATCCAGAATCGAAGATTGGTAGTACCTGATTCGGCGGTAAAAGCAAATATATTATCACCTTTTGCTAGTGTGAACCAGTCTGTTTCTCTACCCAGACAATTCAAAATATTGATATACTGCCCCTCTCGAATTAGCGTGACGCTTTTATCTCCTTTTTGGGTTTTGATAATAATATCATCTCCAGCTACTATTCCGGAACCAGTAAGAGCTTCTAGTTTTACGGTATCAATTCTCATATTTTCCCTTGTTCCTGTATTGTAGATTGTTATGTTTTCAACCTCCCCAATAGCATGAATATGAATAGTTACACCAATTTCCGTATCCCCTTTGTAAGTTATTACGTTTTCTGTCTTGAGTTGGATATTACCAAACGTAATCAAAGGATCTGTTAAGGATTCATTACTGAATGGGAATTCGAAAACTGGTTCAATACCATAAAAAACTGTAGTATTATTATCAGCCGAATAAAAGTTGGGGTCGGGACAAATGATGGAAATCTGTGTTCCTTCTCTAGAACTAAAAATATTTGGTTCATTTGATTCTACATAACCAGTAGTTTTTGCAATTCGGTTATCAGTCTCAATAAGTAAATCAAGTTTTTTCTTTAATGGAAAATACTTATAAGACTTCTGTCGAACATCCTCAATACTTTCCCCATTAATTGTTTCAACAAATATAAATTCAAAAACGAAGTTTCGCTGATTCAATCTTGCAGAATTGAACAGAGAACCGTCAATCGTGGATACTTCTGTTGTATTAATATTTGCCTTACTGGGACCAAGTCCGGAAACAGACACGATGAGGAAGCCCGATTTCTCAGGCCTCCCCAATTCAAGTTTAATACTATCGCCTAGATAGTTTGTTACGGTAATTGATTTAATCATGCTTTCACCAACCCTTTCATCATTGAGAGCTGATTTTTAGTCTGTCTATAAATCTCGATTCGCGACAGTGCCTTAGGAGAATAGTTGTTTTGCGTGAACTGAATTGTATTTCCGGAAGAAGTTATCACTCCATTTTGAATTTCTTCATTAGCTACTCGGTTCATACCGGCACTGATAGACATAGCTTGTGTCCTGCTAAATAGTGCATTTAGTCTACCAGTTCCACTTTCAACATCGGATAAGTCCAGAACCGGTCTTATAGTCGGCTGTGTATCAATATCATTTTCTATTACATCTGTGATGTTAGAAATCGCCTCACTCAAACCGTTTTTAGCTGATTTAGCTATTTCGGAACCAGCTTGATAAGATTTAGAGACATAGGTAGATAGAGCATTTACAAAACCTAATCCAAAATAATTACCGATTCCGTAACCAACCTTAGAAGGAGAATTAATATCAAGCTCTTTCTCAGCTGCTCTCGCTGCTGCCGCTGCCATAGCTCTTGCTCTAGCTTGTGCTAAATAGGCATAAGCAGTGATACCGTTTGCAAAACCTTCAACAAGATACTTACCGGTATTATAGAAATCGTTGTACTTGTTTTTGATTGCTGTTAGTGTTCCGCTGACGATTTGTATAAAAGTGTTTGATACAGATGAATCTTTTGTCTTATTACCAGCGATAAATTGTATCATCACAGCTTGACCAGTGCTTTCGAATTCGTAATACTTGTTCTTGATTTCTGTTAAACAACCATTTACGATATCTGTTACGGCAACTTTAGCGTCGGTATCTTGAGTCTTTATACCACTAATGAATGCTGTCATAACTGATTCACCAGCTTCAGTAAACTGTGGAATTGAGGATCTTATTTCTGCCAACATTCCAGATGACATATCATTCACTGTTGCTTTTATAGTTCCTTGATCGCCTCGTATACCTTTTGCAAAACCTTCGCTCGTATACATACCGAGATTCTCAAATTCTTTAGAAGGTGAATGAATGCCAAGGAAACTTTTTAATCCGTTTAAAGCATTTTTACCAAGATTTTTAACAGAATCGACCACGCTTTTAATTCCGGCAGTTAAACCGCCAACAAGCCCTTCAATCATGGCTCCTGCTAAATTGCCCATCGCTTTCCCTAGAGCAGGGGTGTTTTCCCGTATAGCATCAGCTAATCCATTGATAAAATTAATTATCATCTTAAATCCTGCATCAATAATTCTCGGTGTTTCCTCTCCTATTGCTTTCAGGAACGCAACGACG